GTACTTTTCACTTTCTAACAAGTAAGAAGAAGCATATTGGACAATTTGGTAAGAACATATTTGGTTATGAACATAAAGAATATAATACTCCTATTGAAAGATTTTCCAACATTTCTACTTGGGCCTTGGATATTATCCACAAACACAAACAAGACACAGCACAAATTTATATCGAAGGTTACTCGTTTGGCTCTAAAGGTCAAGCAGTATTTCAGATCGCAGAGAACTGTGGTATTCTTAAATATAGATTACAAGTATCTCCTACATTATTATATAACACAGTTGTTCCTAGTGTCGTTAAGAAATATGCGTCAGGTAAAGGAAATGCTGATAAACAATATATGTATGAAAGTTTTACGAAACACACTGGAGTTGATTTAAGAAAAGTATTCGATATGGAGAAATTGAACAATCCTGTAACAGATATTATAGATAGTTATTATATAGCAAAGGTTGGTTATGAAAATTCTTAAAGCTAAAAATAAAGTATCAGGTTGTGAAACTTTAGTATGCGATGTAAAGAAATTAGATTTTAGTCATAGTGTTATAGACGCACCAAGTTTTGTTAAACTATATAATAGTATAGATGAAAATATGAATTGGCCAATAATATTATATAAAGGACTAATACGGTATGGAAACAAAAGATTAACTTACGCCAAAATGTTAAATTATGATTTGATAGAGGCAGTAAATGTAAATGATGATGAGGAGTTGGAACGAGTTAGAGTATTAACTTGTTGGAAAAGATTATGAAAAAAGCGATTATAACAGGAATTACAGGACAAGACGGAGAAACTACTACTAGACAAAGGATATAAGGTGTACGGCGCTCAGAGGCGTAATACAGGCCTTAAACACTGGCGTTTAGATGAACTAGGGATAACAGATCAAATAGAATTTGTTGACAGGGCAGGATATGAAAATAGCATTTGTAACGACATTTAATAAAAAATTATACGATTATTATGCTCATAGATTTATGAGTACATACAATTGGCCATTTGATTTGTATGTGTACCACGAGGGTTGGACACCAAAAATAGACCCTAAAAACGACAATATAAAGTTTAGAAATATACACGAAACAAATCCAGAATTGTCGGAGTTTATCGAAAGAAATACCAAGAAGAATGTAGATAGTGTAGCTAAAAATGATCCTAGTAAGATTATTGAAGGAGCTAATTATAGATTAGACGCAATTAGATTTTCTTATAAAATATTTGCTAAAACTCACTTAATGTTAACTTGTGACTATGATTACGTGTTTTGGATTGACGCTGATATTGTATTTAAAAAAACAATAACCGAAAAAGAAGTTATTAAGAAATTTTTACCTGAAGATCAATGTATATCATTTATTGACAGACCGGCTTACTATAGTGAATGTGGATTTGTAGGATATAATCTACGGATGGAGGCAACTAAAAGCTTTATATATAAATTAAGAGAACACTATACAAAAGATTTATTATTCCAAGAGAAAGAATGGCACGATAGTTACGTATGGGATTGTGTAAGAAAAAAATACTTGGCTGGACAACCACAATACAACTTAGCACCAAATGTTAAGAAGAATGGTAATCCATGGCCAGATACACCAATGAGTGAATATGCCGATCACTTAAAAGGTAAAAAACGAAAAGATACAGGAGTGATGTTAAAATGAAAGCAGGTAAAATATGGGGTCAAACAGAATTGATACACGCCAATGGAGTTTTAGAATTTCATAGAATAGAATTTACAAAAGGTATACAATGTTCTAAACATTTACATAAACATAAATGGAATGGATTCTTTGTTGAGTCTGGTGAAATGATTGTTAGAGTATGGCAAAATGATTACAAGTTAGTTGATGAAACAATACTAAAAGCTGGAGATTTTACAAGAGTTAAACCTGGTGTATATCATCAATTTGAAGGATTAAAAGATGGTATTGCTTTTGAGTTATATTGGGCAGAATTTGACCATAATGATATTGAAAGAGAAAGTATAGGTAAAGTTGTAAATGATTAGAATTTTTATAGGATATGATGATAATGAAAAGGTGGCCTTTAGTGCATTAAGTCATAGTTTACTTAAACACTCCACACAACCCTTAGCAATTACACCAATACGATTAAAAAATATTAAAGATATATTTGTAAGAGAAAGATTGCCGATACAATCTACTGATTTTGCTTTTAGTAGATTTTTGGTACCTTATCTATGTAACTACTCCGGTCACGCTATTTTTATGGATTGTGATATGTTAGCTCGTGCCGATATTTCATTATTGTGGCGACAAAGAACTACAAAATATGCCGTACAATGTGTTAAACATGATTATACACCTAATAGTACAATCAAGTTTATGAATCAACCACAAACAGTATATCCTAAAAAGAACTGGTCTAGTGTGATGATATTTAATAATGCCAAGTGTACAACACTCACACCTGACTATGTAAATAGTGCCTCTGGTTTAGAACTTCACCAATTTAAATGGTTAGAGAACGAAGACTTGATTGGTGATATAGATGTGGAATGGAATCATTTAGTAAATGAATATCAATATAATGTACACGCTAAATTAGTACACTATACGGAAGGTGGCCCATACTTTAAAAATTATAAGAAGTGTCATTATGCCGAAGAATGGTTTGATACCTTTAAAGATACAACAAAGGTTGATATGTAATGAACACAATAGATGTTTATGAAAATACAACAACAGCTAAAGGTTTCAAACACGATTTAATGATGTCCTTTTATCAAGGCGTCAACAAAACAAATAACCAAGATTGGCAAGCTAATCTAATTACCGACTATAAAGTATCAACAGGAACACACGCCTTTTGTTTCAACTATCAAAGAGTTATAGATAAGGATAATAGACCTGCTTTAGAATTAAGAAAGAACATAATAGACAGATATGAACCACCTGGTAAAATATTTTACTTTGATAGTAACGTTTTGGTTTCTTATGAAACAAAAAAACACCACTCAACAGATTCATATGTTAGAATAGCTTATGGTAATGTTTATCCAGACAAAGCAAAATATTTTAATAATAATCCATCATCTAATAGATGGAATACTATGAAAGAAAGATTAAGCATAAAGGTAAAAGATTATGATAAATCAGGTGAACAAATTTATATCTGTTGTAATAGAGGTAGTGGTGGTTATTCAGCCTTTGGTAAGAATGCTGCTCAATGGGCCATAGAAACAATACAAGAGTTAAGACAATTTACAAAAAGACCTATTGTAATTAGATTACATGGTGGTCAAGGGTATCCTACAGTTGAGGCAGATGTACAAAGACTATATGAGTTTAAAAAGAATAATAAAAATGTTGACATACACACTCCTAATGGTAACTATCCAAAATTATTAGAAGAAGTAAGAAAAAGTTATGCCGTTGTAATATATACCTCATCATCAGGAGCACCTGCTGTAATTGAAGGTAAACCTTTATTTGTAACTCACCAATCAAGTTATCTGGCACCTATGAATGCTGGTCATTTAAGTAAAATTGAAGAACCTAATATAAATTTAGATAGAGAAAAGTTTTTATGGTCTTTAGGAGAAAGTCATTGGACTTTACGTGACATAGAAACAGGTATATACTTTAATAAATTTTTGGAGAATATAAATGAAAACTAATAATAAAACGGTATGGCGTTGTGTTGATTGGGGAAGTGATAAGGCACAAGAAAGATTTGAAGGAGGTAAAAATAGAGCAGATCCTTATATACTTAATATGTCAATGGGTACAAATGGTATCTATATGAATGATGAAAAACTTGATTTAGAAAATGACGATAGACCTTGTGTGTTTAGAGGTTTAGGTAAATCACCTCATATAAACAAATGTATAGAGAAAAAAATACCCTTTATGTATATCGATACAGGTTATTTTGGTAATGGTCCGAGAAAACAGTGGCATAGAGTTGCTTACAATAATCTACAAACATTAAATCACCGATCATTTGATGAAACAAAAAAATTATTAGTAGATGGACTAGGTAATGCAAAGTCTAAACATATGATAAACAACCGGTTTCCTGAAATAATGGGTTGTGATTATAAAAAATATAAACCTACAAAAACTTCGAGAGGTGCTAAGATATTGGTTGTACCGCCAAGTCAAAAAGTATTTAACCATTTTGGAGCTGATGCAAAACAATATACAGATAATCTAGTAGAAAAACTTAAAAAACTTACTGATAGAGAAATAGAAGTTAGAGAAAAATTAGGCAGATCAGAAAGAGTAGATTTTACATTACAAGATCAATTATCAACTGGTCAATATCATTGTATAGTTACCTTTAATAGTATCGCCTCAATAGAATCTGTAACAGTAGGCATACCTGCTATTGTATTAGGTCCTAACGCTGGTGAATTTTTAAGTGAAACTAATTTAAAAAATATAGAAAATCCTTATTTACCACATGCGGAAAAAATAAGACAACACGTATTTTATTTAACACTATGTCAATTTTCTAGTGAAGAAATGCAAAGTATATTGACTAAAAGAACTGTTGAAATATTACAAGGAGATCAAATACCTAGAGAGTTTAAAATATGAAAAGTTTTCAACAGTTATTTGACGAACACATAGGTAATGGTATTTTAAAATGGTCACATTATCCAGAAATATACGATAAGCATTTTGAAAAGTATAGAGATCAACCAATTAATATATTAGAAATAAACTATTGGGAATCTTCCAAGAATAAAACTGTAAACTTTATGTCATATCTAAAAGATAAAATAGATGAATTGAATATCAAAAGAACTATGCGTCTTAAAAACTCGGCAGTACACCCCTGGAAAGATGTAGAAGTTAGGTTTACACAAAATACAAACTCAATGACTTTTTATGATAATGTTGTTGTTTTAGAAAAAGAACTAAAAAACACACCTAAGGAAATAAGAAAATGAAAAAAGTAAAAGGTTGGTATTTGCCTGATACTGATACAGATTTTGATAGATGGATTTCAAATGGTGAATATCAAAAAGTACATAGAGATGGTATATTAGAATTTTTAAATAAACAAGGAATAAAGTTTGATAACTGTTTAGATGTAGGTGCCCATGTGGGATTTTGGTTAAAAGATTTACAAAATAAATTTAAGATGGTTTATGCCTTTGAACCTATTGAAGAAGTAAGAGAATGTTTACTAAACAATATTACCAAAAACAATTATATCTTATATCCCTTTGGTCTAGGACAAGAGAATAAGAAAACAAAAGTAATGTATATGCCAAAAGAAACAGGCAACACCTATGTTTCTTTTGATGGTAATAGGGAGATTGAAATAAAAAGATTAGATGATTTAGAATTACCAAAGATAGATTATATAAAGATAGACGCCGAAGGTTATGAGATAGAAGTTATAAAAGGTGGTAAAGAACTAGTCAATAGAGATAAGCCATACATACACGTAGAAGTAAAACAAAAAATATTAGATAAGCAAGGACTAAATGCTGTCGATATCGATAGATTCTTTGAGGAGATCAACTATGAAAAAGTATTCACAATAAACTCCGAGATTGTTTATGCCCACAAAAAATGAACATAGCACAGCAATATTATTATGAACGTATACCATCAGATAAGTAGAAAAGATTGTCTATCACATCAATTATGGCCACACTTTAAAAAGGGTTGGCCCGAAAGTGATAAACCTGTCCATTTCTTTTGGGGATTAGGAGATAATCAAACAGAAAAGATTGTTGAAGTATCAGCAAAAGATGAAGAATGGTGGTATGTAGATGTTGGTTATATCACAGAACAAATTACAAGATACCCTAGTCCAATCATCAACGATTACGATAGAACATATTTTAGAATAGTAAAAGGTGGTATGCATATACGAGGTGGTACACCAAAAGATGGATCACGCCATAGTTATTTGCTACATCAAGGCATAGATGCAGAGTTTAAAGGTTGGAATACGGGAGAATGTAATCATATACTACTAGCACCATCATCACAAACAGTCTGTATTTACAACAATCAAATGTCACAAGAAGATTGGATAAAAGAAGTTGGTGAAGAAATAAGAATATACACGGATAGACTTATTAGAATGAGAAACAAGCCTAGACCTAATAACGAATGGTGGGGAACAGATATAAAAGATGAACTAAAAGATTGTCACGCACTAGTAACTAATATGAGTTTGACAGCGGTGGATGCTGTGTTAAACAAAGTACCAGTGGTTACACATAGTAATAATGTATGTTATCCTTTGTCAGGTAATACAGCGAACATAGAAAATAGAACTATGAAACCTAGAGAAGATATTACAGTATGGTTAAGAACATTAGCCAATAATCAATTTACTATACAAGAAATAGAAGATGGTTTAGCATGTGATATACTAAAGGAACAATATGATTAATTTTGCTTGTGTATTTTATGGTGACAAATATATTATGCCACCTACGGATCCATGGTCTTATGTACGAAACTTATATAACATGGTTGAAAGAAACTTAACTATACCTTATAGATTTGTTTGTTTTACAGACAACACAATCATACATAAACGAAAAGAGTTTAAAGGTAAAGATATAGAATTTAGACAATTTAAAAGACATGACTTTGAAGGCTGGTTTAATAAACTACAACTCTTTAGTCCACAAAGTGAGTTAGAGGGCGATACTTTATATATGGATTTAGATGTAGTAATTACGAAGAACATAGATGAGATGGCCACAATAGGAGAATCAAAGAACTTTGTAGGTATGAATGACTTTAACTCATCATCTGGATTATTCAATTCAAGTATAATGAGATTTAATAACAAATATCATAATATCATATGGGAAGAGTATATAAAAAAAAGAGGTGATTTTAGCAAATGTCATGGTGACCAAGAAATCATCTCTCAAATAATAAAAGACAAAGAAGATACAATATCCTTTCCTGATTCGTGGACACAATCATACAAATGGTTCAATAGAGA